CGTGCTGCAAACCCGTGTGGCCACGATGACTGATGCGTGGCTGGAAATCGCATCAGCCGATTTCTTCGGAACGGACTTGCCGCGCAATGCTGGCGAAAACGATGCAAGTTACCGGGCACGGATTCAAACGAATTTGCTGCTGGCAACCACATCGCGACCCGCCATGGTGGCGATCCTCACGATGCTGACCGGGCGCGCGCCAAAGATTGTTGAACCAACAAACCCAGCGGACACCGGGGCCTATGGCTGCCCGAATTCCGGCTATGGCGTAGCGGGTGCGTATGGCTCGCTGCTGCTGCCGTTTCAGTGCTTCATCACCGCATACCGCCCGAAGACATCGGGCATACCAATGGTTGCGGGCTATGGCTCGTTCTCAAGCGGATACAGCGTTCCAAGCCGAGGCGAATACGCGAGCATTTCGTCTGTGATCGGCCAAGTCCAAGACGCCGCCATTTATGCGGCGATCAACAAATGCAAACCGGCAGCAACCACAGTCTGGACTGTGCTTTCAAGCTAACCGGACATCACCATCACCAACAGAACCCGCCTTGTGCGGGTTTTTCATTTCTGGAGCCCAAATGGACAGACAGCAAGTATTCCCAGGTGCTATTCCGCTTGAAACGGATCTTTTAAGCACCAACAAAAACACGATGATTGCGCTGGCAAAGCTGGCCGCCGCCGTGTTTGGCACCAGCACGTTTGTAAACGGCCTGGCAGTGACACAGACCACGGTGCCGTCCATGCAAGTCTCGGTGGCACCAGGTGAAATTTACGCGCTCGCCAATGTGGACAGCACGGCATACAGTTCGCTCACCGCTGACACCACGCACCAAATCGTCAAGCAGGGCATCAACTTGGATGCCACATTGTTGACGCTGACTGCGCCAGGTACGTCTGGTTTTTCTGTGAATTACCTGATTCAAGCCACATTCGCAGAAACAGACACCACGCCCGTGGTATTGCCGTACTACAACGCCAGTAACCCGGCGACTGCGTACAGCGGACCCAACAACACCGGGGCGACCAACAACACCAAGCGCCAGGGTGTTGTCACGTTGTCGGCAAAAGCGGGGGGTGCCGCCACAACCGGCACTCAGTCAACGCCAATCGCTGACAACGGCTACATTGGATTGGCTTCGGTGACCGTGGCTTACGGCCAAACATCGATCACTGGTACCAACATTTCGGCGGTGGCTGGTGCACCTGTTTTGCCTGCCGGTGGCTTGATTCCAGCTGGTTTTCAAGGAAGTTACTTTGAAATCGCGAATGCGTCTGGAACCGCCAACGCCATTGCGGCCAGCTATGCTCCTGGCATCGTCGCGATCAGCCATGGCATGCTGTTGTACGTTCGCGCAGCCCTGGGAAACACCACGACGACACCCACATTTACGCCAAACAGCGGCGTGATCGCAACAAAGAATATTGTCAAGGGTGCGGGTGCTGCGCTGGCAATCGGAGACATTGCCGGCGCCGGTCATTGGCTCCAATTGCAGTATGACGCCACGCTTGACAAATGGGTGCTACTCAATCCAGCCAAAGGCGTGACGAACTCGGCATCTGGCAATCTGGGCGGGTTCTATTCGCCGGCCACAACATCAGCTACGCTGCCGACGGCAGCTCTCGGCAATTTGGTTCAGATTTCACCGTCACTTGACGGTCAGGTTTACACATTGTCGTCTCTAGCCTCGGTATTCGCGATTGGCGACACGCAGGGATATTGGCTGTACAACAGCGGTGGAAGCGGGCCATATGCGGTCACCATCAAGGCCAATGCGTCCGAAAATATTCTGACGGTCGGTAACAGTTTTAAACTTTACCCACAAGAGTGGTGCTTTATCTGCAATCAAAACACCTCTCAGTGGAACGCCTTCGGGAACGCCGCTGCTCTCAATTACACAGGGTCAGGTGTCCCGATTGGCGTGCCTGTGCCGTTCATGGGCCCATCGGCAAACGTACCTGCTGGCTGGCTGGTGGTGCCGACCGCGCCGTCAACTTTGTCGCGCACTGCCTACGCCCGGCTGTTTGCCGCAATTGGCACTACGTTTGGGGCTGGCGACGGCGCCACGACGTTTGGCTGCCCTTATATACCGCTCGACTTTGCGATCACAAACAATGCAGGGGCGGTGGGTACAACGGCGAACGGCGAAAATATTGCGCACGTGCATACATACACTAAGGTGACTACTACCGGGAACGGCGCGGGTAGTGCTTCTTACCAATCATTTATTGGTTCAGGTACCGATAGCACCGGCTCAACGGGCGGATCGGCCAATCTTCCAGCGGCTATGCGCGGCGTATACATCATGCGTTATTGATAGGACCTCACCATGACTTTCAAAACTGTTTATGTAGCCGATCCGGTTACCCGTGCATATTTGCACCCATACGAGGCGCAAGAATCACCGATGGAGACGGGGGTATTTATCAGACCAACGGTGTCAAGCGAAGTTGCTCCCCCGGCCAATATCCCAGATGGTCAGCGAGCGGTGCTGGCCGCTGATGGTCTGAGCTGGCTGCTTGAGGATATTCCAAAGCCTGAGGTCACGCCAGTCCCTGAACCGAGCCGCCGTGACACGATCCTGGCCGAGTTGTCAGACATTGATTTTGCGGCCATTCGCCCAGCCCGCGCAGTCGCGCTAGCCGTCGCTCAGGGACAGACTTTGCTACCAAGCAATGCGGACTTTGTAAAGCTGAGAGACCTTGAATATCGAGCCATCGATCTCAGGGCCGAATTGGCAGCGTTGTCAAGCGAGTAATTTCTACCGCTGGGCATAAACAGTTTGCCCTTGGCTCCCAAGCCACCAACCAAGCCACTTTCGAGTGGCTTTTTTTGCGCCAACAGGCCGCCGCGCGTGGCCTTTATTTTTACTCGAGGAAAAAATGCCCACAAAAGACCCAACCAATTGGGGGTTGTCCATCTGGCTGTTGGCCGTTGGAATGTCCTGCGCCGGTGGCCTGGTGAACTGGTATGCGCGTGTCAAGCAGGGCCACACCCGCGCTTTCAACATCGTCGAGCTGATCGGCGAGATTTTTACAAGCGCGTTTGTTGGCTTGGGTGTGTTCATGGTGTGCCAATCACTTGACCAGCCGATCGGCCTTTGCGCCGCGCTGGCTGGCGTGGGTGGCCACATGGCCACCCGATTGTTGTTTTCGCTTGAGAAATTGATCGAGAGTCGGTTTAAAGCATTGGCAAAGGTGTCCGAATGAAAGACATCATCAACCAACTGTTGACCGGCAAGGACAACCACACGCATGACCTGGTGCGCTGGCTGGGCGTGCTGACCGTGCTGGAAGCCTTGACCCTCCAAGCATTTGTCGTGGTTTGGCGCAATCAGCCGCTCGACCTGCAACAGTTCGGCATCGGCATGGGTGCGGTGTTTGCCACGTTGGGCTTGGCCCTCAAACTTAAAGAATCTACGGAGCCGCAATCATGATCAGAGACGCTAGCCAATGGCTCAATATTTTGCTGCATTGCCAAGTCAACCCCGCCACGGCGGCGGTCTGGGCGCCAGTTTTCGCGGATACTGTAAAGGCCAACACGTTTAGCCTCGGTGATGCCGAGCTGGACGATTTTTTGGGCAATATCCTGCATGAGAGTCAGGGCCTGACCAAGCTGGTTGAAAATATGAACTACAGCGCCAAGCGTCTGACCGAGGTCTGGCCGCGCCGCTTTCCCACCCTGTCCGACGCCCAGCCCTACGCCAACAACCCTGAGGCCTTAGCCAATAAGGTCTACGGCGGTCGCATGGGCAACACCCGCCCGGGTGATGGCTGGCTGTACCGCGCCCGATCACCCATCGGTATCACTGGCGCCCACAACTATGCGCGTGTTGGTGAGTTGATGGGCCAAGACCTGCTGATCATGCCCGAGCTGCTGGAGCAGCCGCACTTTGCGCTTGAGGCGTGCATTTTGTGGTGGGAGGACAGCATCCCGGACAGCATGATCGGCGACCCGGAAAAAGTCACCGAGCGGGTCAATGGCGGCCTGATTGGGCTGACTGACCGCACCCACCGCATGGACCTGGCGCGCGAGGCAATAGCATGAGTGATTTGGCCAAACCCACCCCGCTGATAGCAGGCTGCATCCGTGAGCAATTGCAGCAAGTCTGGGACACCTTGACCCCTGATCAGCACATCGCCCACGTCGACAAACTGCTGCGCCAACGCCGGCAGCGCAACATGCCCGTCGATGTCGAGCGCCGCGGCCGCAACCCCCAGCGCAAAGGCTGGGAATCCACCGACAACGACACAGAAACGGACTCGATATGAGCTGGCTTGTAAAACTTGCATTGGCCGCTGCGGCCGTCGCCGCAGTCATTGGCGGGTACACCTGGTGGCGCGGTGGCGTGTTGCAGGAGGGCGTGTTGCAAGAGCGGGCCATTTGGGTTGCCAAAGAAAAACAGGACTTAGAACTGCGGGACAGCGATGCCCGACAACAGCGCCAATTCAACGACCAGGCCGCTACCAACCACATTACGGCGGTCAACCTTGTCAACAAACAACTCGGAATAGCAAATGAAAAAATTGCCAAGCTTTCTGGCCGCCAGTGTCTTGACGCTGACACTGTGCGCGTGCTCAACGACATCGGGTCAACACCAGGTGACAAGCCAGGACGAGCCGCTGCCGGCGAACTTGCGGGTACGCCCGAAGCCGTTGCCACCGATCAAGACGTCAGCACAGCCATCGCCATTTGCCGAGCCTGGTACGGTGAACTGAGTGACCAGGTGAATCAGATCCTGGACATCGAAGATAGGCGACATCCGTTGCCGGCAACAGCTGCAGAGCAGACGCCTACAAAGTGAGGGGCCTGTTGCCTCCCTGACTGACAGCTAAATTTCCCGCCCACCGGGCCGCCATCCAAGTGATGCGTGGCCCGGTGGGTTTTTTTTGTTTTGGCGTCAACGGCGGTCTAATCTATGGCACCGAATATGGTATTTTGAATAAAAGCCGTTGATTTAAAACGACTGTTAGCTTCCCCCTGCTCCGCCAATATTAGTCTAGGATAGTCTCGCAAAGCCCCACACTTTCTTAGTGCTGGGGCTTTTTCATTGGTGCTGTAGTCCATAATCGTCTGTGAAAATCAAAATGCCGCCCGCTACAGCCACATGCCAATCGTGGTATCAGCCGGGGTATTCATCAAGGCGATACCATGGCACTCACAGTAAAAGCGATTGAATCTGCAAAACCACAGGACAAGGGGTACAAACTGACCGACAGTGGCGGGTTGTATTTGTTCGTCACACCCGCCGGATCCAAGAGCTGGAGGGCAAATTACCAGCGCTCCGGCAAGCAGGCCACGCGTACCTATGGCCAGTGGCCAGCCGTCAGCTTGGCAGACGCACGCAGGGCGCATGCTCTGGCAAAGGGCGAAACCACCCTTGATCCGGTAATCAACGCGCCCACGTTCAGCGCGGTGTCTGAAGCCTGGCTTGAGATCAAGCTACCAACGCTGTCCAATGGGAAACACCAGATCCAGGTGGCCAACACACTGGAGCGTTTCGCCTATCCAGTGCTGGGCAGTCGTGGTATCGATACCATAAAGCGTGCCGAGCTCGTGGCCGTGGTACAGGCAGTGCAGTCCGATGGCCGAGGCGGCGCTGACCGAGTAGAAACCGCCCATCGGGTGGCCGGGCGCATCACGGCAGTGTTTGATTACGCCCAGGATGCTGGCTTGATCGAGAGTCACCCAGCGGCGGGCCTGGTGCGCGTGCTGCAGTCTCGAAAAACAAAAAAGCCCATGGCCAGCATTGACCCATCAGAGGCAGGGGCACTGATGCGCGCAGTGAATGAATACGAGGAACCGGTCACTCGGCTGGGCTTGCAGCTTCTGGCGCACACTTTTGTCCGAGTTGGTGAGCTGCGGTTCATGCGGTGGTCTGAGCTTGTTGAAGATGGTCGGGTGTGGGTGGTTCCGGCTGAGCGCATGAAGCTACGCCTGCCTCATGTGGTTCCACTGTCAGATGGTGCGCTGGCTGCCCTGGATCAACTGCGATTGATCAACGGCGACCGAGAATTTGTCCTGGCGTCACCGGTGAAGCCCAAGGCGCCAATCAGCGAGAACACGCCACTTTTTGCGTTGTACCGGCTGGGTTACCGGGGCCGCATGACTGCGCACGGTTTTAGGGCGCTGGCCAGCACTGTTTTGAACGAACAATCCGAATTTGACCACGATGTGATAGAGCGTCAGCTTTCCCATAAAGAAACTGACGCCGTTCGGGCTGCCTACAACCGGGCCGAATACCTACCGGCTAGGCGGGAGTTGATGAAATGGTGGGGATGCTGGCTGCAAAACGCCGCAAGTCTTCCACCCGCCAGCGAGTGAGACCGCCGATTTTTACCGGCGCCGGAACGTTTTCGTTCTTCACCTCGCGCCAGAGAGTTGATCGGCCCATGCCCAGCATGGCGGCAGCTTCTTTGTCGGCAATCAGCAGTTTTTCAGTTTGGTTCATTATTTCGGTCCTTCCAACATTGGCAACAACTTCGACTCGGTGGCGTGCTCAAGAACGGTTTTCCCACTGCCCAGAAGGATCTGGCCCAGGAACGCGCCCTCAAAGCTCAGGATGCCAGTTTCAATGGCGGTGATCTGGCCTTTGATCCAGTCGCGCAGGATGGAGTAAACCGCCACGCTGGCTATCTCCAGCGCCTTCTTGTCGTGCGCAGCCTTGGTACCGCGCATGCGCGCCGTGAACGGGTGCTCCTTGAGCCAGCGGGCGGCGTAGCCTTTGATGCTGGCCTTGACGCTGCACTGGCGCCCGTTGTATTCAAACTGGACCAACACGGTGCCTTCAGCGTCATCCACCATGCTGCCGAACTTGTTGCAGCCAAATCCGCGCAGCAGCTTCTGGATTTCACCGATGGCGCGTTCACCGCTGGTGGCGTTTTCGTAGGGGAGGGTCATGGCTTCACTCCGATGTTGTGGGCTGCTTCTACAAGATCAATTATTTTCCCGACATCACCCAAAAAGTTGTCGTCATAGTCAAGCTCGGCACAAGCGTCGCAAATATCAACTCTCTGCGCAGGTGTCAGCGGCATGGCTGGTTGCTTTGTCCAGGTGTTCATGCTGCCAACCTTTCTTCAAAATCAAACAGGGTAGGCATGCTGACCTCGCGCTCAGCGGCCCGCAGGTAGTGCACCTGGTCCATGAAATACGCTGCGCTCAACTCGCTGCCACGGGCTAGGCGATGCAACTTGATGGCACGCACACCCACAGTGCCCAGACCATGGAACGGGTCGTAGATCACCTCGCCCTTATTGCTGTAGCGCTTAATCAGACGGTCCACGATGTCGAACTGCAGTGGGCACACATGCTTTTCAACAGCCCGGTTGGTCTGATCACCGTTCAGAGTGCGCATGCGGTTGATGTCGTGCCATACGTCCGGGTGATGACTTCCTGGCGCCAGGCTCATAAAGGTAGATGGCAAGGCTTGGCGGTCCAGTAGTTCCTCGCCGATGCGGACGTGGTACTCATAGTCGTAGACATTGGCTAAGCTGTAGTCGGTGAACATCTTGGCCAGCTTGCCAGGACCAAACCCCGCCATTTCTTCGGCGGTCAGCAGGCGGTTTCCGCTTGAGCGCCAGAAGGCGTGTGCATCGACCTGCCAGCGCGCTAGGCTTGATTCAGCTTTGGACTTGACCACCGGCTGGTCGGCATAGCCACGGCCACGGTCAGTTTGGGGTTTGTGAAACAGCAGCACATATTCCGGTGAACCCACGCCCATCTTTGAGCCGTCTTTGCACATTTCGGTGTAGCCCAAGCGGTAGGTCTGGTTGTTCTCGCGCACAACGTCGGTCACGATGGTGATCATCCCCATGTAGTCGAACCGGTGCGTGCACTTTCCGTCGTCCAAGTTCATTTCAGCCAGCATGGCGGCCTGTATTGCCGGAGTCTTCGCGGAGCGAGCCACCTCGTTTCTGCGAATTCGGTTAAGCGCAAGTCGATCTCGGCAATCTGGACAAGTAACGTAATGCTCAATTGCCTCGGCGTGGAACGGGCTCACCGTTGGGATACCGGCGCCAGTCACATTGCCAAAGTTGATACGGTCCTTGACGTGACAGGCGTAGATGCGGCCTGGTTTCAGGATCCGCAACAGCTCAGGCGTGAGGAAGTCCATTTGTTCCCAGAAGTGCTTGTTGTCCTGGGTGTGCCCGAAGTCGTTGTAGCTGGGCGTGTATTCGTAGTGGTTGGCGAACGGGATGCTGGTGATGATCAGGTCCACCGAAGCCTCGGGCTGCAGCTTGGCTTCTTCCACGCAATCATTGTTCGCCACGGTGAACAGGTCGCTTTTGACCTCGATGCGCTTGACGCCGATGGATCTGGCCAACACCTCTTGCATGGCCAGTTGGTTCAATCCGAACTTGCGAATAATTTCAGTCATTTTGTTGCTCATTTCAATGTGTTGATCCCACTTGCGGAGAAGCGTGCGAAGCACCTCCCGCTCGGATTCGGTGTGAACGATGTCGATGCGCACCGGCTTGGTCTGGCCAAACCGGTGAACCCGGTGGATGGCCTGAATAAAGTCGTTGAACTTGAAGCCAATACCGGCAAAGATTTCGCGGTGGCAGTGGCGCTGAAAGTTGCATCCGGATCCAGCGATGATTGGTTTCGTTGACAGATGCGGGTGTTTTCCATCACTGAAGTCCACGATGCGCTGTTCACGCTCGTCAAGTTCCTGGGTCCCCCACACGCTGACCACATCAGGTATGGCCTGCTGGATGGCGTGGCGTTCGTCTTCCAGGTCATGCCAGATGATGAAGTGATCAGCTGGTGACTCTGCCACCAAGTCGGCAACCACCCCCACTCTGGCGGACATGCTGTTGCGCTTTTCGCTGGCAGCTGCTGACAAACCCATAGCTACATCAGGAATCAGCAAGTGCTGACCGTTTTTCTCGGTACCGCTGGCGGCGTAATCGCTGGGCACTTCGTGATACCGAACATCCAGCTCTGGCAGGATGTAGCCGTCATCACTGTGGCCAAGATCGCTCGGGCGCTGGATGAACACGGCCCAGCTGGCCACCCAGAGCCAGAATTCCTGTTCTTTGTGTGGGTACAGCGTCAGGTTTCCAGCCTTTTCGCTGTCACGCTGGAAGAATCTGGTCAGAGCTTGGCCGGTATCCATCACACCCAGGTACCCGGCGTAGTGAATCAGTTCCTTAAACCGGTTTGGGCTGGGTGTGGCTGTAGCCACAAACTTGAATTCGACAGGCGCAAAGGCGGGTAGGAACTCCTGATAGGTCTTGCTGCCGTAGCTGCGCAGCACGCTGGCTTCGTCCAGGCTGGTGGCGCGGAACTTCGACACATTGATGTTGCCTTCGCGCACTGATTCATAGTTGGTCAGGTACAGGGTGGCCGGATCATCGATCTCGCTGTCGCGCCGGATGAAGCGCATGTCCATGGTGTGCTCACCTTGGAAGCGCTGCTCAATCTCGCGCTTGAACTCTTGGCGCACACCAAGGGGCGCCACCTGCAGGCGAAGGCCTGGGCGGTGGATACCGATCTGGCGCATGATCTCCAGCTGGGTGGCTGTGTTGTGCGTGACTGTGAAGTCGCCGAGTAGGTACAGGTGGTTGCCGTCGATCTCGAACCCGAAGTAATCACCCTCACCCAACGGAGTGATGTCGAAGCCGTACACCAGCGGTGTCTTGATTTGTCGGCGTGGCGGCGCCTTTTTGCGTGTCAGACAAGGCACCATGTCGGTGTGCCCGCTGATCGTGATGGTGAAGTAAGTGATGCCATTCACCGCCTGCGTGCCGTGACTCACGGAGAGTCCCAACGAGCGAGATAAGTAGAGGATGTCGTCGCGCAGACCGGCCCACTTCGTACCGATGCGCAGGCAACCGTCGCGCAAATTGCCGTCCGTGTCGATCATCCCAGCGAGCAGTTGCAGGCGCGTTTCCCTGTCGTTCAGCAAGTAGCGGATGTCAATGCGTTTGCCATCCGCGCTAGCACTGCCTTGAACGAAATAGAACTCTTCGATGTGCTCGGCGCGGCCACGCACGGCACGCGTTAGGTGGTAGGTTGTGCATCCGCGCCCATCTTCCTCGCGAAGTTGCAAGCCGTGCGCACGCTGAAATTCCTTGATCCGTTCTACGATGGCTACGTCTCGGCTGTTGATCGTCCAAGCCAGCGATCCTTGATGTCCGTCTCCTAGCCACGCGCCGTACAGATACGGATCCATCGGCACCACCTGCGGAGGGAACTCGACCGGCACCTTGTAGCTCTTGAAACAGTTACGCCGCGCGTAGTCCGGCAGCGCCAGAAACTCACGCAGTGGCATATTCACGACTTCGCCCGACGTGCGGTGATTGCGGTACTTGTTCGACACCTTCAGCGAGAGAATGTGACCCTCATTGCATACGAACGAATCACCGTTCTTAAGCGTCACGCGGTAGAGATTGTCGCGCCCACGCGCAAGCGACAGCACGCGCCGCGGCTGACCATCGTCACCCATCAACGCCTCTCCATCGCGGATCGTCTCGACCGCGCGAGTCGATCCGTCCGCCATCAGAATCGGTGTGCCGACGCCGTGGCACTTGTGCAGGCCGAAGCTGGCAAAGATCGCCCGGTTGCCGCCTTGCACCGCCCAACGCACGATGTCACGGGTGTGGGGCTTCAAGGCCGGGTTGATCTGCTCCATAGGGACATCGAATCCTTTGAAGCTGGCCAGCCTGATCTTTTGGCGCAGGAAGTCGGTGTATGAACTCAGCATGCCACACCCCGACTAGGAATATGCATATTGCCGTTGTTGCGGCAAAACTGCGCTGGCGGCGGCCTGTAAAAGCCCTCGAGCTTGCTCCGGGTCTGTGCTGGAACACGCATCGGATGTTCTTGAGTTCCGTTTTCCAGGTCAGCGAGCGCGCGGCGGCCGGCCATCGTGATTTCGATCAGACACCAAGTGCGGCCCGGCTGGCGCTCACCATCAATCACCAAGCCACGATAAACCAGTGATTCAAAAACCTTGGCAAACGTGTTGTGACCGATGGCAGCAGCCTGCATCAGCGGCATGCGAGGCTGCGGTCCTTTGGTAGCCAGCGACTGCAGGATGGTCAGTTGGGCGTGAGTAAGTTCGGTTGTCATGATGGATGCCTTTCTGATAAATCAACTAACTGCCCCCGTACCCATCCAGTGCCCTTGCACGACTGGCAAACAAGCGGATAGGGCGCATAGCCGTCACCATTGCACTTTGTGCAGTGCTCGATGCCATCGGCTTCTTTGTATTTGCGAAAGTCAAAGCAGTCGCACGGCTTGTGCTCGTAGTTGCACAGGTGCGCTCTGACGCAGGTTGGGCAATCGCTCATGCTGGCCGCCTTTCCGCCGCCTGCCGCACGCTGATGGCCACGGCCACCGGTTGCACCCAGATCGGTTTCATTGACAGCCGGAACGTTTCGCCGGTCCAGGCCAGCAGCAGGGTTTCGCCCATCACCTCGGCAATGGCGGTGGCGGCATCGCTGGGCACCGCATTGCCAATGCCCTCGCGCCACCGCTGATCGCTGGCACCCTCCAGGGTGAAAAACTCGCTCTCGGGGTTAAACCAGTCGTCAGGGTCAAACAGGCTTTGCAGCGCGGCCAGCTCCAGCGTGGTAAATGGCCGGTGCCAGGTGTTGTCCAGCGACTGGATGCGACACACCAGCTTGTCATCTGCCTTGGGCATGTCCACTTTTCCACCTCCATTTGAGGGAGGAAAACCGGAAACACGCGGGTCGGCCAGGCTCCAATGCCCGTTATCCAGGCAGGCAGACGCGGCTACCGCGTAACTGGTCTGGTCCCACCCCACCACGCCGTAATGCCCGCCTGTCAGGTAGTGGTCACCCTTGCCGCGCTGGATGGCAGGGCGCGGGTCGGCCACAGCAAAGGCACCTTGCCCCGTGGTGCTGCCGCTGATCACGGTACCGGCCGGGGCGCCGTAGGGCGTCACCGCATACTTGCCAAAGCTCTCACCGCTCTGGCGGGGGTCAGCCACCGCCTGCCCGCTGCCGTGGGCGCTGGTCACCGCCTGGGCTGACCGGTCCCACTGCACGATGCGGAACTCGTTACTGTGCTTTTCTGGCCCACCGTGACGCGGATCGCCCACGCAGTAAGCCCCTTGCCCCGGGCTTTGCTGGCCAGCAATGGCGCCGGTGGACTCGCCCCACTTGCGCACACCGTAGGCCTGCCCCTCCAGCCATTTGGCGCTGGGGTCAAACCGGGGATCACCGACCGAGAAGGCGCCATTGGTGGGCCGGGACTTGCCCGCCACCGTGCCCATGGGCTCAGCCCAGCCGTTGACCCCCAAAAAGCCCGCGTGAAACTCCGACACGATCAGGTAGTCGCGCAAGTTCCCATCCTGCACCGCCAGCTTGTTCAAGCTGCGCCAGTCGCTGCCAGCCTCCACAAACGCCAGCCGCACCCAGGTTTTCCACTGAAGGGCGGGGATGCGGTGCATGGGGCCACCCAGCGCAGCGCCGGGCATGGGCATGCGGCCCAGCACGTCGCCAACCGCACGCAGCGGGCGCTTCTCTGGCTCGTAGAGAAATGGCGGCACCTTCTCCTGATGCCGGGCCACCAGCAAAAAGCGCTTGCGGCTTTGGGCTAGCCCGCCAATCTCGCCACAGTCGTGGGTGGTTTCGGCCACGGCATAGCCATAGGCACGCAGCAGGCCGGTGATCTGGTCCAGCAGGTGACGGCCACGGGTTGCAATGCGTGGCACGTTCTCAAACAGGATCATCTCCACCGGGTCATCCTTGTACGCCTCCAACAGCAGCCACACCCCGCGCAGCGTCAGCCGGTTGAGCGCCTGGTATTTGTCGGTCTTGCTCTTGCCCTCACTCAGCAGCCCGCTGAAGCCCTTGCAAGGGGCTGACAAAAACACGATGTGCGGCCGCTCGTTGTTGAAAGCGCGGTGAATGTCGGCCGTGCCAGCCTCACGCCAGCCCGGGCCAGGCTCATGGCCGTGAAAGGCGATGTATTGGCTGCGGTCAAACAGATCCAGCACCGTGCCGGCCGTTCCTGTCATGCGGCCAAAGTCGGCAATTGCCTGCGCATC